TTCTACTAGAAATATTAGAGACTTCAAAATCTACTTGAAAATCGGTAATCTCAGGGACAAATTCAGCATCTGTCTCGTCAGACGAGATAACTGAAGATTTTATTGTCTCTGTAACAGAAGTATTCGTTGAAACAGTAGAAGCTTTAGAATTCAGAGGCTGGCCGCACTTCGTGCAGAAGTTGGGCTTTGCGTTAGCGTAAGAAATTTTACTTCCACAACTTTGACAAAATATGTGAGCCATACTATATATTTTACTGTTTATGAATTAATTTTCAAAAAAAACAAGTTTTGATGCATCCTTTTGTTTATAAGCTGTTCGCCGCTTTCGCGTTGACGCATTTTCCTGTTTATATATTATTATTACACTTTCTTCCAATTTTCTAACTTAGAAATGATGAATTTTAAAATTTTGCTTCTAACAATATCTTTATTGGTAAATTGAAAGGTATCAATACCATTAGCTTTAGAATCTTCGTCTGAAAATATATCAACCATGTTTTTAAAACCTGTCTTACCATCAATATCACTTTGCATAAAGTCTCCGCAGATAATTAACTTAGTATTTTCACCAATACGAGTAATCAAAGTAGTTAACTCTTTAAATGTAAAGTTTTGTGCTTCGTCGGCAACAATGAACTTATTTTCCCAGTTTGCACCCCTCAAAAAGTTTATAGGTATAGCATTGACACGTTCCTTTTGTTTCAGGTAGGCTGTATCGCCCTCATGTATGATTTCTTCTAGTTTGTCATAGAGAGGCAACGTAAAAGGGTTGAATTTCTCAGACATATCTCCAGGAAGGCTACCTAGACCTTTATCAGCGCTTTCTACAATACTTCTAATGTATAATAGATCCTTATCGCTATCTTCAGACATTAATCTAAGACAACCATATAAAGACATATAAGTCTTACTTGAACCAGCTGGTCCAGCTACAAACATGATTTTTACCTCTGGATCTAGTAGTTTATCTAGAAATTTGCGTTGATTTTCGGTAAATTTAAATTTCCTCTCTTTAAACTTTATTGAAAAAAAGTTGTGAGGTTCCAACTGAATATTAGACAGTTTCTTAACTCCCATATGTAATATACATTACACTGAATTTACAGTTTTACCTGTTTAATTGTCGCAGTTGTTTGCATCACTTCTCCTCCTTGGGCAGAATACGATTCAGTCAATACTCTCGCGCCAGCGGGGAACTTAATCAAATCATCAACGCGAGTTCCTAACCCAGCGCTACCAGCGCCATTCTTAAAATTAAGTGCAACTTGTAGATTGTTTGTTAACTTTTCTCCACTAAAGCCTATCAAGCTATTTAAACCTGTAGACGACACAGATATCTCCTCTTCTACTCCATCCAACAACATAGAAGACGCATTTACAGAACCTAAACCGTAAATTGGGGTGCGGGTGTATGTTCTATTGAAATTTATTTGTGATTGAACCTCCCCCAATACTTGTGCGCTATCATTAACAGAACACGTATGACCATAAACAATAATATCAGTATCTAATGGTGGAAATTCACCACGATATGCATCAGTATC